AGCAGAATTTAAACCAGCAGATCGGATATAGCCATGATTACAGTATTGTCTCGATATACATATGCACCAGTTAATAGTGGTGGTATTAAAACTGCTGAACGAAAACCTATTGCTGATGTTTATGTACAAAAGTACTCAGTAAAAATTGAAGATACTTTGGAAGGTCTTGCTACTCAGATTTATGGAGACCCATCATTGTGGTGGCGCATTACCGATTTAAACCCACAGATTAGATTTCCCTTAGATCTACAACCAGGGATGGTTATCCGTATTCCTAAATGATATTAAGAGATGCATATAAAGATGCTCCAGTAATTGATATCCAAGTACTGGGTGGGTCGGTAAACACCAACGATATTGTTTCTGTTGAAATTTGCTATTCAGAAAACAAGCACGACATTGCAACAATTACTTATTCTGGATTTCCACCAGAAGCAGTTACTGCTTACTCAGGTTTACCTGTATACATTAAGTTTGGAAACAACGAAGCAAATATTCAAGAGTTTCATGGCTATGTGGCGTATGTTGAAGCAAACGCAATCACACGCATGGGTACAGTAAATAAATCTAGGATTCAAGAAGCAAAGGTAGTTTGCTTTGGGGTTAGTTATAACATGAAACCGCTAACATCTACCGCATACAAAGATATAACTCTTCCAAAGTTAGTTAAAACTATTGCAAACAAATATAAATTTTCATATTCAGTTCCAAATAATAACTTTGTTATCTCAACTGTAGATCAATCATCTAAATCCGATTGGGAAGTACTCGTATCAACGGCTAATAAGTTAGGATATTACGTAACTGCAACAAACACACATATAACAGTTTACGATCCGTTTTCACCCTTTTACAGGGATCTACCATTGACAACTCTTAATACTCTACAAGCCCAAAATGGTGCTGATAGGCAACCAGGAAATGTGCTTGAGTTTAAAGGAACGTTTGGGGATGTCACCCCATATGGGTCAAGTCATAACTACGTTGTAAAAACATTAGACGCAAATGGTAAAAGCATTGAGTACTCTACGGCAGGAACACAAGGTAGTGGTTTAGGTAAACCAGTTAAAAGAAGGTTTACCCAAGAAATAACTATGAACGCAGTATCTAAAGAAGCATTGCGTAATTACGCAGACGGATACTTAAAACAATCTATACCGTTGCATGCAGATGTTATTACTCTAGGTATATCAACTGTATTCCCTGGGGCAACTGTATATCTAAACAATTATAATTCAGAATACGATGGGTATTGGATTGTTGAAGACGTTAAACATGTCATTAATACAGATCATTACATTACCCATATGCATATAAAAACAGATTCAACAAATAATGTTGCAAAGAAAAATACTGTTGGAAAACGATTTGTAAAGTACCCAGGATCTAGGTTAGTGAACGGCGACTGGGTAACGGTCAAGGAGTTTGGTTATGTCTACTAACTTGTACCGTGCCATTGTTGCGTACTCCGACCAAACAACTGGGGTGATTAAAGTTCGAATCCCTGCAAAATTTGGTTCTGATACTACAGTGCCAATTTCATACTATGGAAGGTCAGCACCTTGGGCTGTGCCCGAAATAGGTAAACAAGTAGTCGTAGGGTCTGACGATGAGGCATTTACAAACGTATTTATCATTAACATAGAGCCGACAGGATAATTATGATTATTAAAGTACCTTTTACCGTATCGGACTCAGGAAAAGTAGAAAATATTACTGAGTCATCAAAAGTAATCTCTCAAAAAATAGGTGATTACCTACTGACAAACGAGTTTGAACGCCCTATGCAAACAACTTATGGTGCCAATAGTAACTACCTTGTGTATGAAAACTTTGACAGCATGGTATTTGAGGAGTACAAAGTTGAGACATTACAAGGATTACGTAAACACATATCTGGAGCAACCATCATTAACATAAGCCTTTCGTCACAAAACATGACAACGGGAAAGGGTTACAGCGATGACACAATGCTTATTAATGTACAGTATAAATTACCAACTGGGGGGGTTCGTACTGCCCAGTACAACCTAGTATCTCCAACAACATTGACTGAGGACACCTTGATATGAGCACTTTTGACTATACAAGCCGAGACTATTTTTCCATTAAACAAGATCTCCTGGCACGTGCTGAACAGGTTTTACCAGAGTGGACATCACGTGACTCGTCAGACTTTGGTATGTTACTTGTCGACCTCTGGGCTTACATGGGAGATATTCTCCATTATTACATTGACAAGGCAGCACAGGAATCTTTCTTAGGAACTGCTACAAGGCGTGAAAGTATTCTTGCCATTGCAAACCTACTGGACTACGTACCTGCTGGTAGGACCCCTGCTAGTTCTCAAATCACATTGGTGGCTACAAACTCAGCAGCAACAGATGCAAGCCCAATACTTATCCCTAAGTACACCAGGTTTCTTGCCAAACCACTACTAGAAACTGCTGATGAAGTGGTGTTTACATCAGATAGGGCAATAGCATTTAATGTTACTGGAACCCCTGTTAGTGGATATGCTACATATACAAAAGCAACTTCAGTGCCATTAAATCTTACTGAAGGTGAAATGTTTCAAGAAACATTTACAAGTGACGGAAGAATCAGTCAGCAATACATTTTGTCAAATACTGGAGTTGTTGCATCTTCAGTTGAGGTTTATGTTGGTGAAGGTGTAGATGGCGCTGAAATACCGTACACCCAAGCCACACGTTTGATTGAAGCAACAAACACAGACCTTGTTTACGCTGTGGCTTTATCATCAGATGACACATCGACTCTTGTATTTGGTAACTCTGTACACGGAAAAATACCAACAACAAATGCGGTTGTTCGTATTGTGTATAGGCGTAGTCGTGGTGCAGCAGGAAACGTAGACGTATCTGCAATTAAGGAATTTGAATCACTAAATAACATTTATGGACCACCATATGACGGGGTTATTATCACGCCAAATAGTACTAAGGCCATTGGTGGAACTGATAGTGAAAGTATTGATTCGCTTAAATCAAATATTCCAGCATCATTTAGGTCTCAAGATCGTGCTGTTTCAATTCAAGATTATATTGATCTAACGCTTAGAGTTCCAAGTGTTGTTAAATCAACTGCAAAAATCAATGCCAACACACCAGTGCAGGGATTAATTATTTCCAAACGTATACAAAGCAATCAAGTTGTTCTAGAAACCGCAGCCTCTCATGGACTCACTGTCTCAAGCATCGTAGGAATATCAGGAATTGGTTATCCATATGATGGCTCATTCTCTCTGGTCACTGCTAGTGCCAACGTTCTTGCTTATAACCTAGACATTACAGAACCAAACTCTGCATCAGTGGCAGTAAGTAGTCCATCTGCTTTGTACAGAAACGACAACGTTAGAATTTATGCTTTGACTGAGCAAGCAATTTACGATGGAACGTTGGCAGTATCCCCAACAACATCCCCACTGTCTGTCAACTCATCACTTAGGTATTCAATATATGAATACATTGAGCCACGTCAAATGTTTGGTGTTAATACTGTAGTGATGCCAACGGTTGTTTTAACTCCTGTGTATGTTGGTCTAACACTAAATGTTATGAGCAACTATTCTCAAGACGCAGTTAAAACTGACGTAGAAAATGCAATTAAAAGTTTGTTCTCTTTTGACAATGTTGAATTTGACCAAGTAATAACATTAGGAACTTTGTATAGAACTGTATTAGACGTTGCAGGAGTTGATTACACAACAATATCTACGTTTAACACTTCTGGAACGCCTAATGATATAACTACAGTAGGTATTAGCCCAGCAGTTAAAGGTGTGTCAACATCTACTGGAACTTTGTTGTTACTTACAGACCTAACAGTAACAGCAAGTGGCGGAATCGCAGTAGCATAATATGGCATACACTTCGTTTAGAATACGTAGGCAAGACAATATTGCAGCGCCAGACGCTAACCCGTTTGGCTCTTATGTTCGTGGTACTGATGAAACTGCACCACCTGGGTTAACACGGATTGACTCAGACTCGGCATTACGTTCCAGTGGCGTTATTTTAGCAACTGGTTCAATGTTTGTAGAAGCATCGTTTGAAGCAACAGCAGTAGATTACTCAACAATCAATTTGTCATGGTCATCTTTTCTACTAGTTAATCCAATTGACAATGAAAGTGGTGATTCAAATCCCTACGAAGTAGTAGTAGTTTACTCGTCAACAGGTTTTCCAGAAACTGTTGCTGATGGGGTAATTATTAAAACCCAAAGATATGATGACGAAGTTTCATCAATAACACATAACAACCTTCCACAAGGAAGATGGGCTTACTATTCTTTGTTCTTGCATTGGAATCAAAACGGAGTAGGCCCAAGCGGCGTTAGTTGGTATGAACGTGTAGCAACATTACAAGAATTAGTTCCAAGGAACTACGGTGGATCGGAAAGATTATGGAATAGAATTCCTAATTATATTAAATCTGGAGATACATCAGGTAGGTCACTTGATCCAACTGGTCAAGAACGTGGTCAATTAGAACGATTTATTAATGTGTTTGGATTTGAATTAGACAGAACACAATCACTTATTAACGCAGTAGTCACACAATACGACCCATCACTAACTGAATCAGCCTCGCTTGACCAACTAACTTCAATGCTTGGTTTAGAAGTAGGTGTTCAAGACATTGGTGTTTCTCGAACTAGGCAAATCATTCAGGACATTGGGTACTACCGACAACGTAAAGGAACTATAGATGCTGCGGCCCAATACATTACGGCTATTAGTGGTAGTCAAGTAGATGTTGTTGAATCAATATCTGATCCTCGATACACCTTCCGTGTGTATGCAGAGAAGGTAAACCTTGTTGCTGACTCGTTATTTGTTATTGAATCTGGAACTAAGAAATGGGATTTCAGTTCGTCAAGTGCTTCATGTACATACACTAAAGCAGACGAAGTTCTTACTGTCTCAAACACGAGTGGCGCTTCTGCACAATTTGCATTGGTTTCTAAAGTTGCTGTACCTGTAGAAACAAACACTGACTACTGGTCTTCTGTTAAAAAATCAGGAGATGGCAGGGTTTATGGTTCATTCTGGTCTGCTTCAGCCGCTTGGACTGAGTGGGACACTACGGAACAAGATGATTATTTAATGCCAGTAAACCTATCCCCAGAAGATAGGCGTGTAATTCTTATGCCAGAAAGTGCAAGTGCAATGGCTTACCCAGTAATGCTGTTTGCTCTTGATGACGGGGATGTCATGAATGTTTCTGAATGGATGGTAGAACCAAAGACTTACGGGACATTCTTTAATGGCTCCTCAGACTTTGGTGGGTTTATCTACCAAAACAACTTTGCTGACCACTCTTGGTCAGACCAAGAGTATGCATCGTATTCAACTTACACAACAAATAAGAAAAAAACACAAGACGCAATTACAAAGTTGTTACCTACGCTTATCCCAGTTACAATACTTATTCAAAATCTTCAAGGTTACGCATTAGAGTTTGATTGGATTCCAGGAAAAACATGAACTATATAATTTGTGCATTAGCCGTTTACAAAGCAATACAAATCATTGAATCATTATTACCAAAAGAAGTAATGCCTTGGGTAAAAGTTGTTGCTGGAACAGTGCTGTCTTACATTGCAATCTTTATTGTCCCTTTTGATGACCGATGGTTATCGGGTCTAGCAGTAGCGACACTTGCAGGAGCAGTACATACCCTGCTACGCTTACTGACTCTAATGGGGGATATGTCGTTTAAACGCTCAATCAAATAAGGAAACAACATGGAATATATAATTGGTGGAACAGGTAACGCACAAGCAAACGTAATTGAATCAGGTCTTAGTGATCTCAAAGATAGTTGGTTTCACATCATGTGGACAGGGAAACCAACCGCAGGTCAGGCACGAGTTCTTGACTGGATGATTGACCATAGTGCAAAATTTACGATTTACTCAGAGTCGGGGAAAGTACCACCAGCAGTAGGTCAGGCTGCTGATGCTGTCATCAAGGTAGATGACATCGTAGAAGACACGTTCTTTTCTGCCCTTGTCCATTCAGAAAACTCTCTTGAAGTCCTTGTTTTGTATGCTGAAGACGAGTCAAAAGAGGCTACAGATCTGACTCAACGGTTGGTTTTTGGTTCGCATGATCGCAACCTAAAATGCCTAGAGTTAACTAATGGGCTTGCACCACTGACTGTAGACCCAGGACATGTCGCCCCAGAGGCCCCTAGGAAGCCCCAGGATGCGCCAAAAGTAGATGTGGTGTCTACCCCACGTATGGAGAAAGTTTTGAGCGTTAGAGAGCCTGTAATGCAGATTACGGTCTACTCTGATGGCTCTATCAAAACTAAGCAGTTATAGGAGAGAGTGGCAGGTCAAAGAAGGAAACCCTGCCACCCTCAATCCCATACTTAGTCGAAATCTGGAGAAAGGGGGCCAGATTCGACACGGAAACTAGATAGTAGTTACCCGTAAAGCAG